ATAATGATACAAGAGATGTATCCGTACAAATAGTAGAGTATTTAATCGACAATGAATTATTGAGTACAAAATTCTATCTACCTAAATACCAAATGCAAGATTCAATTCAAGATAGGATAAATACAATGATTGGTATAGAGATAGGAGAAGTAGAAATTGTAAATGTAAAACAAAATACAAATGAAAACAATTAAAAGAATTATCAAACAAGTAAAAGAGAGCAAGAACCTAAAACCTTACAAGGTTGTTAGATTATCAACTGGAGTTATCTGTGAGCATTACAGTAATGGTAACGTAAAAGTATTATAGTTATGGGATTAGGATTACCAATAGTATTATTAATAGTAGCATCAGTATGGGCAGTAGTTTTTATAAATAGAAATTTAGAAAAGTAGAAATGAGAGATACGATACAACAGATAAAAGATTTAGCAAAGCTAACAGACAATTCTTATCTTCTTCATAAAATGAATTTATTAGAAGTGGAGATAGATGCAGAGATATTAAAGGAGAAAATAAAAATGTTAAACGAAAAACAATGAACCAATTAGATTACGATTTAGAAGATTATTTAGAGGATAAAGAATACGAATGTACAGAATGTGGAATATCAATAGAAAGCGAAGGTGTTTGCAGTAGAGATTGCTTTAACGCATCAATGTTATAAAATAAATAAAATATGAGAACATACACAGAAAAACAATTAGAACAGATAAGTGGAGCAATAATAACTTGCTTTGTTAATTTACATTTTTTACAAGAAGCAGATTCTTCTGGTTTATTTAGACAAAGAGTAAAGAACAATGTTAGAAAAACAATGGCTGATCTAATAGACATTGAAAACAATTACTTTGCTAAAATAGAAGAAGTAGATGAAAAAGAATTAGGAGATAAGTTAGTTGCAAACAAATTAGAGTTTGTTAAATGGTTATTGAATAAATTTGATTTCAATGATTTTACTAAACTTCAAGAAGTTTGTATTGCTTATTCATTAAACAAAGAAGAACTAACAGAAACATCAGATAGAATATTAACAGAGAACGGAGCAAAAACAATAGAATAATATGAATGTATATAATAAAAAAATAGCAGATAAATTAGCAGCTGATTTTGAAAAGATAACTGGAATGAGTTTAAACGATACTTCGAGGAAAACAAATTCAGTAATAATAAGATGTTTATTCTACAAGGTATTAAACAAGTTTAATTATATGAATGATAGATTAATTGCTGAATGGTTTGAAACAAGAGGTATTAAAAAGAATAGATCATCAATTTTTATAGCAATGTCAAATGTAGATACTTACTACAAAACATATCCTTTATTTAGAGATTGTTATGATATGTACTTTAAAGATAAACTAAATGAACGTTTAAAGTATCAGAAATCTAAAAAGAAGCGTTTAAACGAATACAAAGAACTTGTTAAGCAAATGCACTTAAAAGAAAATAAAGACCCTTTAAGTATTCTTATTAAGGAATTACCGATACATAAAAGACAAGAGATATATGAAATGGTTAGTTTAAGAGTAAAATCTTGGAATTGGAAGAATAAAGATAAATGTGAAATAATACAAGGCGGAACATCATTAGAACACTTATGCTATTAAATATATTATTTAGAACTATTATAAATTAAAAAAATAACTTTCAATATTGATGAAATTGTCATAAAAAAAGCATTATATATATAATCAATTTTATATTTACTAATATTTCTTTATGTATGACTTCATACACATACATTCAATTATTCATTAGAATATAAATTCAATTAAATATGTGGTTTTGGGGTAGCTATATCTCGTTTCCACTTATTTTTTTTTGTGAATAACTTTCCGTTTATTTTTAGTATTAATGACTTATATTTATGTAAATATAATTATATGTTAGAAAAGGTATTTGAATCTCATAAAAAATGGATAAATACAACACTTAAATTCGGTTGTTCTAAAGACGAAGCAGAGGACATTGTAAGTAATATGTATCTTGTGATTGGGAAGATGCTTAAAAAGGGTTTAGATATATCCTATGGCGATGAAGTAAACTACTACTATATATATTTAACTCTTAAAACATCATTCTTGCAAATGTGTAATAAAAAGAAGAAACATAATAAAGTTCCTCTTGATTTAGTTTTAGAGATAGAATCTGGAGAGTATATTGATTTTGATTCAGCTGATCAAGTATTGCAGAAAGAATTAGATGAGTTGCATTGGTACGATAAAAAAGTGTTTGATTTAATACAGAACGAATATTCAATAACAGAACTATCAAAGAAAACAAATATCACATACCATTCCCTATACAATACATATAGAAAAACAAAAGATAAATTAACAAAAAAAATTTTAGAATGAAGTTAGGAGATTTAATAGAACTGATTACAACCTATACTGGAATCAAATGGATTGTTAAAAAAATATGGGGAGAAGATTGTGGATGTGATGAAAGACAAGAACAACTAAACGACATTGAGTTATGGTAATAACAAACGAAGATAATATGGAACTAATGTCAAGGTATGAAGATAATCACTTTGACCTTGCTATTGTAGACCCACCTTATGGGATTGAAAGATTTAAGAAAGGTGGTAGTATAATAAATAAGAACGGAGATGAAACGAGATTATGGAACAATGAAAAACCTACTAAAGAATATTTTGATGAATTATTTAGAGTTTCTAAAAATCAAATAATTTGGGGGTCTAATAACTTTTATTTACCTACAAGTGAATATTTTATTATATGGCAAAAGGGAAATGCTTTAGATTTCAGTTTTGCTATGGTTGAACAAGCGTGGACTAATGTAAAAAAACCCGCTAAACTTTACAAGCATTTGCACGTTCAAAATAGAGAAACAAGAATACACCCAACACAAAAACCAGTTAAATTATACGAATGGCTTTTAATGAATTATGCAAAAGAAGGTGACAAAATACTTGATACGCATTTAGGAAGTGGCTCAATAGCTTTAGCTTGCCATAATTTAAAATTTGATTTAACGGCGTGCGAATTGGATAAAGAATATTTTAATGCTGCAATGAAAAGATTAAGACAACACCAACAACAATTAACAATGTTTTAATTATGCACAGAAAAACACTAATACAAAAGATACAACAACTAATAGACAACCTACCAATAGGAATCAAAAGAAAAGAAGCTAAAAGTGATTTGCTACAATTAAAATTAAGTAAAACAGATTACCATTATATAATGTTAGCAGACAAATACAAAGAACTATAAATATTATGTTAGAAGATAAAATTATCTGGAACGGAGTTAAAGAAAGAATGACTTCAACAATGAGTAATAAAGATTTTAAGATTATGTGTAATCTACATTCAAAGCATTTTTACCATAAGTATTCAGAACCTTGCACTTGTAATAAAAGAATGTTAAGAAGATGGATTGAACAATTAAATGACAAACTGTTATAAAATTACTTGTTTTTATTATTATATAATTAGATATAGAATTAATAATAATTTTTTTTAATTATGGATGGAAGAAAAAGTAACGGTGGGCATAAGACTGCTGGTAGAAAAAGTAAAGCTGATGAGGTTAAAATGATTGAGAGATTATCTCCATTAGAACCAAAAGCATTTAAAGCACTTGAAAAAGGAGTAGAAGAAGGGGACTTTAAGTTTGTGCAGATGTTTTATAATTATTATGCTGGTAAACCAAAAGAAACAAAAGACATCTCAATCACATCAGAACAACCTCTATTTAATTTAGATTAGTGTTTCAAACAACAACTGCAATAAGAAAATTATATGCTCTTAAAAAGCGTAAAAAGGTAATTCAAGGGGGGACATCAGCTGGTAAAACATTTGGTATTCTCCCTATACTTATTGATAGATGTATCAGAACACCACATTTAGAAACAAGTGTAGTATCTGAATCAATACCACATTTAAGAAGGGGAGCAATGAAAGACTTTCTTAAAATAATGATTGAAACAAATAGGTTCAGAGATAACCAATGGAATAGATCATCATTAAAATACACTTTTACAAATGGCTCTTATATAGAGTTCTTTTCAGTTGAGCAACCAGATAAATTACGAGGAGCAAGAAGAAATGTATTGTATGTGAATGAAGCAAACAATGTACCTTTTGAAGCATATACACAACTATCAATTAGAACCTCTGGAGATATATGGATTGACTTTAACCCTACTGCAAATTTTTGGGCGCATAAAGAGGTTGTTGGAAATGATGATGCAGATTTCATCACACTTACTTATTTAGACAACGAGGCATTACCAGAAACGATTGTAAAGGATATTGAATCAGCAAGAGATAAAGCAAAGGAATCAGAATACTGGAGTAACTGGTGGAAGGTTTACGGACTTGGTCAAATTGGTTCTTTAGAAGGTGTATGTATAAAAGAATGGCAAGAGATTAAGCTGCCAGAAGAAGCAAGATTATTGTGTTATGGAATGGACTTTGGGTACAGTAATGATCCAAGTACTTTAATAGCTTTGTATAAGTATAATGATGCTTATATATTTGATGAGGTTATATACCAGAAGAAATTACTTAATAGTGATATATCAGATTTATTTAAAACACATTCTATAAATGGAATAGTGTATGCTGATTCAGCAGAGCCAAAATCAATAGCAGAGTTAAGAACATACGGACATAAAGTATTGCCTTGTTCAAAAGGTAAAGATTCAATTGTGTATGGTATAAACTTAATAAACCAGAATAAAATATTTGTTACAAGCAGAAGCAAGAACCTCATCAAAGAGTTGCAGTCTTATACTTGGATGAAGGATAGAGAAGGTAACACTATAAACAAACCAATTGATTCTTTTAATCATTGTATTGATGCAGCACGTTATTCGATTACATCACAATTACAAACTCCAAACAAAGGAACTTATAATATAAGGTAATGAGAAATGAGGAGATGATTGCTACTGTTGAATGTTATATACACCATTTAAAAGGTAAGGAAGTAAGAATTGCTAAACCAAAGAATCATCATCAATTTTATTTATTATCACTTGCATACGAAAAATGTAAGCACTTTTTCATAAAACATTAACTAAATAGTATTATATATATATGAAGATTGAAATAAACGTACCTACATCATTAAATGAGATTACATTAGGACAGTATCAAAAGTATTTAAAGATAGCTGAAAACAATCCAGATGGTAATTTTTTAGATGCTAAAATGATTGAGATATTCTGCGGAATACCTTTATCAGATAGCTACAAAATAAAGATGAGTAGTGTTAGAGCGATAGTAGATATTTTAGTTGATCTATTGCAGTCAAAACCAGATCACGTTGAAAGGTTTAAGATAGGAGAAACTGAATTTGGATTTATACCAGATTTAGATGATATGAGTTTAGGAGAATATATTGATTTGGATAATAATGCAAGTCAATGGCAGAATATGCACGTTGCAATGAGCGTTCTTTATAGACCAATAAAAACAAGTAAATTAGGGAAGTATAATATTGAAGATTATAATGTGAAGAATCCAGAAGCAATGAAAGATATGCCTTTGGGTGCTGCAATTGGTTCACTTTTTTTTTTCTACAATTTAGGAATAGAATTAGCGAATCATACGATACTTTATTCCAACAATCAAGCGGAGATGGAGATTTATCAAGATCAGCTAACTTCAATAGAAAATGGGGATGGTATCAATCAATTTATGGACTCTCTAACGGAGATATTACAAAATTTGAAAATATCACTAAATTAAATATACATCAATGCTTTACGATGTTATCATTTACAAAAGAGAAAGCGGAGATTGAAGCACAACAAATAAAAAGTAAATTTTAGATGAAAGGATTTTATCAAGTAACGGAAACAATAAAAGATGCATTGCTATCTGATGTTAATGTAAACACAGTTACAACTGGAGATATTACAAGAATTGATTTAGGTAAGCAGACAATGTTTCCTTTATCTCATCTTGTTGTTAATAATGTAGGGAATGAAGATAGTGTATTACGTTTTAGTTTATCTATTCTTGCGATGGATATTGTTGATATATCTAAAGAAGAAGTAGTTGATATATTTGTTGGTAATAACAACGAGCAAGATGTATTGAATACTCAATTAGCAGTACTTAATAAATTAGTACAAGTTTTAAGAGGAGGTAATTTACATCAAGATTTATATCAGTTAGATGGTACTCCAAACTTTGAACCTTTTTATGATAGGTTTGAAAATGAGGTTGCTGGATGGGCATTAACTTTTGATGTATTGATTCCAAATGACATTGAGATATGCTAAACAATGTAAGGGAGGAATTAAATAGATTTGCTAAATATGTTGTTAGTCAATCAAGAGCAAATTTAACAAGAGGCAAAAAGAATAGTTCTAAGGAACTTTATAACAGTTTAGATTATGATATAAATGTTTCTAAAAATAGTTTTGAATTAAGCTTCTTAATGGAAGAATACGGAGTGTTTCAAGACAAGGGAGTAAAAGGTACTAAATCTAATTATTTAGAAAATAAAGATTCTCCTTTTAGCTATAAATCTAAAGGAGGTAAAAGGGGTTTAAAAGGTATGCCTCCTCCAAAAGCATTTGATAAATGGATTGTACGAAAAGGTTTAAAAGGAATAAGAAATAAGAAAGGTCAATTTATAAGTAGGAAATCATTGAAGTTTATGATTGCAAGAAGTGTATTTGAAAAAGGTATAAAAGCAAGTATGTTTTTTACTAAACCATTTGAGAAAGCATTTAAGAATTTACCAAAAGAATTAGTAGATGCGTATAGATTAGATGTAGAGCAATTAATAAAAACAACAGTAAATAATAGATAATGGCAATAAACACAAGAAGTCCACATTTTGAAAGCATTAATTTTGCTGGAATGTCTTATGGTATTTTACAAGTATTTATCTGGACTGGTAATAAATCTAATGTATCTGGAGATGTACCTACAAATCCTACATATACTTTAAGAAAGTCAGCAATAACACCAACATCTGGTAATCCAAGTGTATCGTTTGAAACATCTGAATTAATAAGAGATTTTTTAGATACTGCATTTGATGGAGATTATACTGGTCAAGGTGTATGGGTTAAACATAAAATTACTGCATACAATGTATCTAATGCAGTTTTGTTA